TTGAAGTTAATGAAGAATTAATAATTCCTTCAATAGTGTCTTTATTGTGAACTAAATAAGTATTAAAAGAATTGGCATCTATAGCTTGAACATTGAAGTTAATTTCAGCATTTACTTGTCGTACTTCACCTGTTCCTGTATTAAGTTGATGATTTGGAACTATTCTTCCAGACCTGTTTGGAACAAATACTTCTTTTCCACTTTCACCTACTGTATAAGGTTGATTAGAATTGACATTACCGCCACCTGCCATACCCATAAAACCACCAACAAGAGAGCCTAAAAAACCAGTACTCCCACCACCCATTCCAAGACTAGCAAGAATTGGACGAACAACAGCTAATCTTATTGCATGTTCTAATATGGTGTTGACAACGCTATGAAAAAATTCTTTAAAAGAGCCTAATCCTTGCGTCATATTCATAAAAGCTGTGGTCATTGAATCTTCAATACTGGTTGCAATTTTTTTAACAGTTTCAGCTAATTTTGCTTCTCTTATATCGCTTACTGCTTCTTCATATACAGTCTTTAAATTATCAATTAACATTGCTTGTTTCTCTATAGGCAAATGACTATCTTTAAAGGTTAAATTTAATGCTCTTAATTGTTCTTCATAATCCCTAGTTAATTTCTGGAGAGGTGATAATCCTTTAGTGCTTTTCCATAATTTCGCTTGCCAGTCTTCTACCACTTTAGCGGATGTTTTAAATTCTTTTATAAGAGTTGATTCTAGTTCTTTCGCAATTTCACCTATTCCTCCTAAACCACTTGCTAACTGCCTTGCCATTTGTTCTTTCACAGCTTCTTCTATCCCTCCTAAACCACTAGATAGTGATATATTAAAAGGTATTGGAACTTCCGCTCCTTTAGCTTCTCTTGACCATTTTTTAGCGTTTTCAATAAATGTATCTAAAGAGTTAGTTATGTCATTTATTTCATCTGCAAACACCGCTAGCGTTAATGCCGCACCCCTGCCGTATACACCACCAAATAGAGCTATTGCCAAACCCATATTTCTAACCCATTCTGGTAAAGACATATACGAAGTAATCACATCTTTTATTTCTAAACCTATATTTTTTATTCCAGCACCTAAATCTTTTGCACCTTGTATCACTTCAGGACTTTTCAACCATTCGGTAAGTTCTTGAACAGAGGATTTGGTTTCGTCAAATATGCCTTCCTTCATAAAGGCAAGTGTTAAAGCATCCCAAGCATCGCTCATCATTGATACTTGACCAGTAAATGTTTTAGCGAGTTCTTTGGTAGCTCCAACCATTGATATTTGTCCTTTCAGCCACATATCAACTATGATTTTTTTCGTTTGTTCTGCTGTGTAAGACACTCCAGTTTGGAAACCTAGCATTGCTTTAACACCAGAGTCACGGAATAAATCTGCTGATGCTATACCACCAGAAAATGAGCGTTGTAGTTGTTGCCCTACTTCCTCAAAAGATAGCCCAGAAACCGTTGCAATATCGCCTGTTATTTCAAGTAGTTGATTAAGTTCATCTACATCGTCAGCGACAGTAAGTAACGAGGGCGAAGCATTTTGGATTTCTTGCAGAGTGAATGGTGCTTGTTTGGCAAAGCCAAGCATTGTTTTGAAAGCTTTACCTGCATCTTCTGTACTACCAGTTAAAAACTTTAATCGAACTCCTAAATTCTCAACCGTTGAAGTATATTTTAAAGCTGAACGAAGAACTGCACCTGCACCTAGTACCCCTAAAGCACCGTTAAGAGAGAATATTTGGTCTTTGACACGTCTAGCTGTGTTGCCAATACCTTTAATGGCACGTTTGGCTTTGTTCGACCCATAAATCGCTTTTCTAGGGTCTACTTTAACACCAAATGTAACTATATCATTAACTGCCATCTTTCCTGTTTTCCTCTAATTTATAAAAAGCAATCCAACCATGAAACTCCTCAACTGTCATTAAATCTATCTCATATACAGCCTTATGTAAGCGATTCGCAAGTGCATATTTAACGTATAACTCGGAATCGCCTGTTAGTTTCCCTCCATATCTTCAACTGTTGGAGATACGGATATTTCACTCACTACTCTTGTTATTACATCTGGAGATACGTTATTCATCAATTCAACTTTGTTAGATATATCAAACAACTTCTTACCATCTTTATCTAACGCTTTTAAAATCAATGTCCTTACCATGAATTCAAAATCATCACCTTTTGCGAACTTCCATAGTGTTTTCTTCTCGCCCATAGTAAAAGGCGTTGTATAGATAACCGTATCCCACTCTGGCACTTCAATAGTGCGAGTTTCTAACTTGTCAAAATGAGCTTTAGCGTTATCAAGAATACCCATCTACACAGTACCCCAAGTAGCTCCACCATTAGCTTCAAAACTTACAGAAGATTCGACCATTCCATCAAGAGTTGTAGATACACCTTTTTCAGTAATAATTGCTGATAATGTCACATAAGTATCTCCAGTTGTAGCACCTTCTGGATACAGATTTAATGTAACCTCTGCTCCGACAGTTAAAGCACCTTGACCTGTTGTGTCTGTTTCATCCCAGAAAGCCGTTAGCGAACCACTTGCATCCGTTAAACCTGCTTTTTTACTTCTTGCAGTATCACCTAAAACTGTATCATCTATAGTTTCTGCTGACTCTGAAATGCTCCAATCCTTTACCTCTGCGATTGTTGCTGTTCCTACCTTTGCGACCCCTTCCGAGCCCTTATGATTTGCCATTGTCTTGCTCCTTTGACTTTGATTTAATTACAGGTTTGGCTTTTTCTGCCCAACCTTTTGCTTTCATTTCCTCAATTTTTGAAGGGTGAGGAATAACACCTTCTTTACCACCATTTGGTGGATATAAAATTATTTGTTTCATTCATCCCTCCAATAAGGAATACTTACATTAATCTGATGCCAAATGGAATCAGCTCCTATAGTGTTGATGCTTGCTACATCGCAAACTACATCACTAAATTTCTTACCTTCAAATATTGTTCCAATAGTGTCAGCGTATTCTCTACCTTGATTAGTGCCTGTATTTATTGGTGTAAATATCTGAATTATGATTACTCCTAAATGCCGTTTTAAGCCTGTGATAGTTCGATAATTACTACTACCATTTAAAATATTTAATCTCACCCATGGACTACTGTTAGGGGCTTCAAAAGCCACATTCTCCCAAGCGATAGGAGTGTTATTCCAAAACTCCTCAAAATGGTTCTCAATAGCTATTCTTTCGCTTTCAAATGACATTATTTAAAGTAGTTTTGAAACTCATTTATCGTAACCCTTACCATTCCATTTGGATTTCGTGCTTGTTTACTATGTCCATGCTCTAATCTTCTTATATAAGGCAAGGAATTAACAATGTAATTTGTCTTTAATCCATCACCTTTTCTTTGAGTTGGTGATTTATAACCTTTTTTATTCAAATCAACACTTCTGTCAATAGAGCCTACCGATACATTCCAATTACCTCTAGCCCTTCCTGTTTTAATTGGTGTTTTCATCGACACCATCTTATGAGCATCAAATACAATTTTTCGGATTACTATATCTACCTCAAGTTCTGTCTTTTTAATAAATCTATTTAGGTCACTATCAAAACTCATATCATTCTTCCTACTATTAATCTAATTGATGCCCCTGCAGGGTCTTGAGTTATTTGTTTGATTTTGTAATTTTCTGAATTTCTTACTATTAGGTCATTAGTATCTGGAGTAACAGCTAAATCTTTACTTGCGAATAATATGGCTAAATCTGCCGTAACTTCATCTACAATGTCATTCTTACCTGCTCTTGAAGCACCAAAAGGATATACAACAGCCGTTAATGAATACTCTGTAGTTGTTTCGCTTACTTGACCACTATAAGTGTCATATTCACCTGTTGAAGTTGCCACATAAGTAACAGTTTCCGCTATATCGCCAACTGCCGTTATTGCTGAACCAACTGCATCTGCTATTGATGTGCGTAATCCCACTTTATGTCCTTACCACCGTTGCTGTGCCAAATTTAGCACGAGCATGAATCGTTCCCCAACCTCTTAACATTTCTTGCACAATCGAGGGAATAACTCCTGCTGTATCTGTTTTATCAAATGACAAAGTAATTGAGCCTACTGCTAGACTATCCAATCCCTTGCCTTGAGCATCAACTGTTAAATCACTTCCTAATAAATGTCTGGCAAATTCAGATGTTGCGTTCTTAATAGGATTTGGAATAATACTGCTAGAAACAGAATATCCATCATCTTCTACACCTGTTCTACCCCAAGCTAATGCCTGTGAGCTTGTTGATTTAGAACCACTCCAATCAATCTTCTCATCTAAAATACGAGTTGCCATCTTGAGAGCTTTTTCTTGGTTTGCTGTTGTAGCACCTGTCCAATCAGTAGCGTATAAATGGTTATCATGATAAGTATCTGACTCTGCTACAGTTGTGTAGCTATCTGCTGAAGAACCGCCAGCCGTTGCATCTAATGACATACATTTCCTCGGTTAATACCCCCAACCATAAAGATTGAGGGTTAAAAAACAAATATTTAGTTAGTTATTCCATTAAGCATTGCTAGACCCTTTTCAGAGAAATTAGCAAGACCGTTGTAGAACTTAACACGAGTAATTGTTTCATCTTTAGTTTCGCTAGTACCCACTTCCTCAACAGAAACACCAGAGTCACCAGAAGCAGTCAAACCTGCGATACCATGACTTTGAGAACCATCATCTAAAGTACCCATTAAAATAGAAGTACAGGCAGATGAAGAACCTCTTGTTTGATTTATCGGTATATAGTCATTCCTAAAGATTGGAATACCACGATATGTTGGTACTGTCTTTCCAGACGGCAATGTAATTGTTTCGCCAATTCCTGCTCCACCTAAAGCACGAAGTAGTGCATAGTATGAACGGATAGTACGAGCATTCATCATTATGTAGTCAACTTCACCATCTTTATCAGTTACTTTGTCGATTGTTTCATCAAGTAGGTCATAAGATAAAGCTGAACCATTAGTTGCTCCAGTTTTAGTTTGCCCTGATGCTACTAAAGACAATAAACCTGTAATAGTGTCTGATGTACCGTCACCATTAATTAATTTATCTTGGTAAGCACGACCAATAGATTTAGCTTTAGAAGCCACTTGTGCTGCTTTTTGGTCGTTAATATTAGAACGTGTCGCTTGGATTAAACCATTTACTTCAGCATCACCTACTAGAGTTGTTAAGCTAGTTGTTATTTGAGTAAATGTTGCTGCTGCTTTACCAGCAGAAATAGTATCGCCTACACCAGTCCATTCAGTTGCACCTAAAGCGTTTTCACGGTTATATGCTAGTGAATTTCCATCAATAGATTGAAACGGTAATACATCATAAAAAGGATTAACTGTAATGACGTTTTCGATAACGCCAGCTACAAGCAAATCCTGTGAGAGTTTGGCTGATTCAGCCAGAGTTACAGATGCCATATTGCATTCTCCTAAATTTTGCCTATATCATGAAAAAAAACAGGCAAGTTAAAATATATAAACTTACTACTCTTTTTCCACGGGAAAATAGTAGGGGGTAACAACCACTCTGTGGCGTTAAACAACCACTCTGTGGCGTTAGTAAGGATTATACCATAAAAATGTTACGTTTTGTATTATTCGCCTTAAAAAAACCCCCCATTGTGAGGGGGGAAAAATAAAAGGAGAGATTTTTTTTATTTTGCAAACCCTACTTGTAATTTCTCTAATGCTGACAAATCTTTAGAGCCAGAACCAACAAAATTCTTACCATGTTCTGAACCACTACCATTTGAAGATTTAAACAGATGTGGTGCTACTTCCATTTGACCTTTCACCCATTCATTTACACTCATAGGCTCACTTGTTCCTTCACCATAGATAATGTTGCCATTTTTATCATGAGGTACTGCTTTACCCTTATCCAAAGAGAATACTGATTGAGAACGTAAGAGAACATCATCAATTCCAGTATCAACAACACCTGCTTTTGTAGCAGAGTCACGAACTGCATTATCAATAACCAAAGTTTCAAGCTGTTTATTCAAAGTGCTATTTAGGTTTTGCATTTTCTCTAGTTCTTTATTATGAGTTTCACGCATTGTCTTGGTGCGTTCTTCTAATAGCTCATCAATTTTTCCTGCATCAATCAACTTCTTATCTTTCTGTGCTTGTTGTTGTTTGACCATATCTTTATAGCCATCTATATCGATACCATCAAATTTAGTATTTAATGTTTCTATATCTTTTATTAACTTGACGTTATTAGACCTAAACTCATCTAACTTATCTTTCACGTTGTTGTATTCATCTTCTGAATACGTTTTAGTTTTTACTTCTTTTTCTTCAGCCATTTTTTGCTCCTTTTTATTAGATATTTAATTTGTTTTCTAACTGCTCTAAAGTTAACGCATTACCCGATTGATTAACCATATCAGTAAACGGTAACTTGCCTTCTTTCCATAATTTATATTTCTTTGCACCTAATACATCTTTTTGAAAGCTTTTAGGTTTTGTTTTTAGCCAACCTTCATAACTTAACTTGTCAGAAACTTGTCCATCCATACTTGACCTTGTACTTTCTGGCATTTCTTTAAACTTACCTTTCGCTCCTAGTTCTTCCCAACTTTTAGTTATTGCGACCTGTGTAGAGCGACAATTCCAATGAGCTGTTATGCCTGGGAAAATAATGTTATGACCAATAGGTTTTCTTTCTGGATTTGTCCATCTTAAATTATCAAGTGACATACAAGTTTGAGAAGTTCTTGCATCCAAGGTAGAAACCCATTCTATCTCTTTGATAAGCTCATCATTATCAGCATAAGTCATTAATCTTGACTCATTTGCTACAGCTTGTACAGATGTTCTTACTAAAGCTTCAGCACTTCTATAACTAGGAGTTAATGCTCCATCTTTAAACTTGTTTAATGGAGTGCCAATTAGGTTTCTAATAATAGTATCGTTTGTTTCTCCTCTTAACATTCCTTGCCTAACTGTATCGCCAAACCTATTGCGAAATGCTACTCCTCGTCTTGACCACCATTCTTTTGAGGGTGCACCTTCAAATAAAGTATCTGATGCTATGGCTTTAAACATTTGTCTTGTCATTAAAGGTTTAGCATATTCAAACTTTATGGCTTGATTAAGGGATTTAATTGCCTGTTTCTCTGCTAAAGAGGCAACACCTGCTAACGTAGTAGTATGTTCTACCGCTATCTGCTTATATGAGTCTTTAATTGTTTCTTCAGTTTGTTTTAATAGTGTTTTTAACCTCTTGTTTTTAGTTTGGGTTCTTTTAGCACTCCACATATCTGAAGTATTTAGTTCTTCTATAAGGCTTTTTTCTAGCTTCTTTAACTCTCTCCGTATCTTTGCTTTAACAGATACCTCAAGACGTTGTAAATCAACCGAATAACCAGTTATTTCATCAAGTATTTTTTCGTTAACTGACTTCATCTTCAAACTCACCTGCTTGTACTTCTATCCTATCTCTTTCATCTTCAATAGAGGTGTCTGGGTCTAGTATTTCGCCTCGTTTCATATTGAATAAGAATGTTTCGTGAGATATAGCTCCAGATTGCCAA